TTGATCTGACCGTTGCCAGGATAACGAGCGACCTCGCGGAAATCGCTGTTCTGACGCAGGTGCATCAGGAAGGTGGGATCGCAAACGCAGCGATAGAAACCGTCCTGGTAGGTGGGGACGTTCCGCTTACGCATGGACTTAACCACGCGGAGCAGGTCATCCTTAACGTCGAACTTAGCCTGTTCGGCGTTGCTGTAGGTCAGGGAACCAACAGCAAGATCACCAGGGTAGTAGTAACCACCTTGGGTGTCAGAAGCCTGACCCTTAGAAACAGCTTTCAGGAGTTCATTGATGAACACCCGATCGCGCCAACGACGGTAGTCGTCGAGCAGAGTCAGCGAACCGATCGACTGGTGGAAAGCGGTCAGATTGCCGGTATCCAGCAGCAGACGCTGAGCGGTGATCAGGGTCTCGCGAGCAATCTTGAAGGTGCTCGGTTGAGTAGGATCACTCGGGTCAGCAGGACCGGTGTACTCGCGAAGAGTCACGAGCACTTTGTCCTTCACAATGTTGCGGCTGTTAGCAGTACCGATGGTCTGCTCAGCAGTACGCTCACGTGATTCTTTGCTTCCCGGATTGCCCCAGAACCTGTAGCGGTCTAACTGCACAGTCTGGCCTGGCTGCTTACTGAAGTCATGAACGACCACAGGCTCTGCTGCCATTTCTACAACGTACGCGGGGTGCGGACGGTAGAGCTCGGCGCCGAGAAGCTTCGGGAAATCATTATCGACAAACACTGTCGATAGCTCCAGAAACTACAAAACAAGTTTAACCATAAATAACGGTCAAGTTACGAGAAAATGTCGCATTTTTAGCGTTAAAACGATTTTTGATTGCTGCTATTGACGGATGGACTGAAAGTACGTACGAGATTACGTACACTCTCAGAACCTTGAAGATAAATAGAACCGTAATTTGATACGTATCGTGTCGCACCTCCTCGATAAATATATCTTAAAGCGCTGGACATTAAACCAGGAACGCTAGAACGAACAGTTTCCGTATAAGTTTTACAGTAAACAGGAGGGTTATAAACCCACTCCGATCTGTTAGCTGTTCCTTGAGAACCGAGACTATTCGTTAAGAGGCCACCTTCGTAACGACCGTGGGTAACCCCACCTCCCGTCTTCCCTTCAGCCGCAGTATTCCCTTCCGGAGTGTTGTAAGGGGTGTAGTCCTGGTTATCTGGAGCGGCGCCTCCGAAATACGTATATTTTCCAGCATCTCTGACCCCAAATTCGGGGCCTAAAGATGTCTGAACCTTGGCGTTGGCGATTGCCGTAACGCTTAACGCTCTGTAACCGTTGTAAACACTCAGAACTCCGCTTGCTTGGTAGTCGGAATCTTGAAAATCAGTCCAATATCCCGATATAGCAGGCGGAACTTCTCGCCACGCGGTGGTCGAGTACACCCCAGAAGTCATCGGACCGGGTGTAACGATGCCTACATCTGCGCCCGTATCTACGATGCCGGAACTTACGACGATGTAACCCTCAGAGATCGGTCCGCTCTGCAGTCTGTGTAATCCTGTGTCGTATTTGTAGTTGGATAAAGGAATGTAGCCCACTTATTTACACCAACTACATATATTGTAGCCTTATTCGGGCGTAGCAGGCGCGATTTGGTTATTTAAAGTCTGGATGTCGGTGCTAATCAAAGCCATGTCGCGCTCATACGCCGCTTTGAGCTCGGAAAGTTCTTTTTTGAGCGCTTCTACCTCTGCGCTAGGAGAAGTCCGCTTACGGCGACCGATAGGATTAGCCATTTGAGCTCTGTTTCTTACGTTTAATATACTCGGAAGCTTTTTTCTTCGCCTTGACGCGTTCGGGAAGCTTACCTTTTGTTTTTTCCTCGTACTCCTTCACCTTCTCCTTCGAAATCTCGCCGCGCTCCTGCATGGCGTAAAATTTACGTCTTTGGGCCTCCGATTTGAACGGCATAGCTGTAAAACTGCTGAATTAATCGTAACTTACACTGAGACAATAAAAAACCCCGCTCGCTCCAAGCGGGGTTTTGTCCCCATCACCACTATAGTGTAGCTCAGGCGTTGTCCAGGAACAGAAGCTTAGAACGGAAAGCTTCAGGACCCATGTTGGAAAGATAACGCCAAGCGTTCTCCGGGTTCTGGTTCATCACCTGGCTGAAGTTCTGCCACTGAGAATCAGCATCAGGGGAAGGGGCACCGGCCACGGCGGAAGCGGGCACGGCGGGAACCTGATCGTACTGAGGGTTGTACTGCTGAGCAGGTTGTTGATCGTCTACAGGATACACTTCAGTGAAGAAACGGTTGGTATAGTCAGCTAAGTGATCAGGGTCAGTCAGGATAGCTTCCATTGCAGCCCCGCGATTGGAAACGTCCTCTAACACTTGATGCTGCTGAATCAGAGCATCTTCGAGCACGGTGGCGTACTGGTTGAGAATACCAGGAGCCTCGATACCGAAGTGATTAACGACGGCGGTTGTTTCGGGACTTAGGCTTGGAGCCTGTTGTTCCGTAGAAGTCGGATAAGAAGTTTGGGTCGTAGACCCGTTGTTGTAGGAGGTCGGCTGAGCCGTAGGGGCTTGGTAAGCCCACGGTTGGGCCTGTGAAAGCTGACTGAGTTGTTGAATATCCGCCGCCGTCAGTTGGGGTTGCGCTGACGGTGCTGTCTGGCTGGGCGACGGGGAGAGCCGGGACACGATCCGGTCCAAGCTGCCTAGCGCTGCTTCCCACGGGTTGTTCGGGGAGGAGACGGACGGAGACTGGTTGTACTGGTTGTTGGTAGAAGGGGCCGTAGCCTGTTGTGCCTGCGACGGCGCTTGGGGCATAGTCGCCGAAGGCACCGCCTGGGTACTGGCCACCCATTGCGGGTAGGCGGTTGAACCCTGGTCCGCCGCCGGGGCCGCCGCCTGTGGGGCTGCTACCGCCGGGGAGACCGGGCTCGGGATCGAAGCTGGGATCTGCTGGCTCATAGCTGCCCGAGTAAGTCAGTTCTTGCGCGAGGTGGTCAAACGTCCTATAAAGTAAGGGCGTTAGGTTTAGCCGTGGATCAGCCGCTAATGGCTGATTAGGGGCTAAAGGATGCGGGGCTTGTAGCATCTGGTTCAATAGTAGCAAGAATTGCTGCATTGCGCCCTGCGTTTGTTGAATCATTCGGAAAGGGAATCCCTTCAACATTTCCGAACGTTCTAGATCGGTTTTATCCGGGAACAAATACTTCAGAGCTTCGACACTATCTACTCCGAGCTCTTGTAAGTTCCGGACTACGATTGACTTTTGGTTGATGTCGTACGCAGTATCTTCGTACACATCGCCTTGGAATCTGTAAGTTACGGTTCGGTCACCGTCAGGAGGTAAACCGAAAACACCACGCGGAACTTTGTTATCCGCGAGCGCAGCCTGGATCGCTAAATCAACATTTTCTTCATACTTCGTAAGTTTGTTTTGGTACTTAAGAAGAGTTTCTTCGGTTTGTTCTTCCGGTTCTTTCGGCGGGGTAAGACCCATAACCGAAATAAAGCTCTCGCGGAAAATTTGCTCCTGATGGTACAGGATCATTTCCAACAAACGGCAAAAGCCGTACGTCAGAAAACTCTTATTTTTACGAAGGGCAGTCGCTTGAGCACGACCCATAAGCCCTTTAATCTCTGTTGCAGTGGCTCCGGCGCTAATTGATATTTCGTCAACGCCGCCCAAGGCTGTTCTGATTTCTTCCCGTAATAAGAGTGCATACCGGTTCATGTCTCTGTTAACGGGGTCTGGAGTCATATAGCCCACGCGGTCGGAGGGCTCTACGTTCGCGATGATCCGAGGAACTCGCAGACCACCTAAACCAGACTGCGAACCAAAAGGCTCGGAAACACGAGTTGACGGGGAGTCAATACCAGCAAAACCGCTTTGACTGCTGATCGTCGGACGGAAAGTACGATCAGCATCCGAAGCTTCGACCAGATCACTACGGGGACGCGAACTGATGAGCGTGGGATTACCAAAGAACTCAATGTTCTTGGAGATGTTCTGCATCATCTGATCGTGCAGAACAATCTGTTGCATGAAGGGCTCAAACTCCCCTTCACCTTCAGTACCACTGGCGTTCGGTTTGTTTAAAACCTCGACAGCAGGGATAAACCCAAGAGTGTTCGGACGGCTATTTTTTGGAGTAATTAAGGAGCCGGGCTCAAGCTCAAAGCTCAGTTCACTATTAGCTTCATATTCTGTGATTTTATCGTTGGTAATCGAGATTCGAACGTAACGCTTGTTTTGGCCTTGAGTTTCAGCAGGTAGACCAATAGCGCTATTACGAATCTTATAACTGTAAATGATTACAACTTCTTCGATCTCGCCATTAATGTCGTGATAAACACGATATTGATTTTTGTTAAAGAAGTAAATCTGATATTTCAGTTTTGGATCAGGTCTGAAATAGAACAGACCACAGCCGTCGATCAAAAAATTACGAATGATCGAAGGAAATCGGATATCCAGACGATTCAGCTGGATAAGATCTTCTAAAAACTTGGTGCGGGCCTTGTAAGTATCCTGCTCGCAGTAGAAAAACAAACCCTTTTTCATCATCAGCAGCGTCATTTGCTGCAGATGACTAAGGACAACCATAGTCGCAGATTGTTTGCTGCGATCCTGAGTTCTAGAAGCTTCTAGAATCTCATTAAACCGCTGCCGTACGCTTAGGTTGTCCGCAGGCATCGACGTTTTCCTTTATGACTCAGCGAGAACCAGCTTCTCGCTCCTTTGTACGCATCATACGAGCTTTCCGTGCTTTACGGACAGCTTCACGACGGACTTCGTTACGCTCAGAACCCTCTTTCTCACCGCCGCCTTGTTTACCAGCCATCGGCTTTTTGATCTGTTCCGTCATGAGATCAGCCATTGGGAAGTAGATACTCGCGTACTCTTTCTATTTTAAACAGCTCAGCGGGTAAAAGCTCATGCGGATAGGGTTCCAAAATGTGGTCTTTTCGACCTAATGGATCATTCCCTCCCGCTGTAGCTTTGTACGCATCTAAATAGTCCAGCATTTCTTGACTGTATGCAGGAGCGTGGGCGTAAGGAATATCGTCATAACAGTGAGAGAACGATGTAAGCTTACGCTTCATCCGAGCTGGGTCTCCCATCCAAGAAAAATGCCAACCTGCGTCACAGTCTCCGTAAACGAGATCGTTGGGATTTTTACGAATTTCAGAAAGAGTCTGATCTAAGTGCTCGTGGAGAACAACTGTCCCGCAAGTCCAATTAGTAGGTGGTTTGGACGTATCACGCTTGGGGTCAACCACGCGGAGATCGGCACGTCCATAGAACATTGGCATTGATAACCGGACGCAACGAGTGGGGTCCTGTTTTGCTAGATCGACTGCAGCTAAAAGGGCGTCTGGCTTAGGAATTTCGTCAACATCGCTGAAGAAAAACACTGAGTCCGGGGGTGTCATCCGCATACCCACGGCCAGCGCATCGCGTTGTGAATATTCACGAACCCAGGGATTCGGGGCGATGTCCGGAGGAGGTAGTTCTACGTGAAGAACTTGAATCTTTTCCTCAGGAAGACCCAGTGCACGGATTGTTTCTACGCACGTAAAGTCTTTCTTCTCCCCCTTAAACGTCCTGTCCGCATCCGTAATAATAAACCCATCTACAATATCTTTAAGAATATTGACGCGGAGCTCTAAAAGCTCTTTTTCGTCGAAGTACAAAAAGCAGTCAAACAGCACAGCAACACTGAAGCTGTCAGTATATTAACGCATACTAGGGGTGACGTTACCGTTACCGGCACGAACAGCTTGAGAAGATTCGGCAGCCCGTCGGTTCGCTCGCGTCTTCTGCATCAACTCTTGTTTGATGTCTTCCATCGGGTCCCCTGTGGGCTGGAAGCCTTCTTCAAACACACCATAAGGCGCGTTCATAGGGGGTACAGGAGCGTTATACGCTTGATCCTCTATCTGACTTGTATACTCGTCGCTACGCATACTGGCTCGTTGAGCCTTCATCTGACGACGAGCCGCAACTTCCTGCGCATTAAAAGCGCGGGTGAACAAATCGCCGGCTTCGAGGAAGGGATCAGCCATCTTTAGAAGTCTTTCTTCTAATGTACTCGGAAGCACGACGCCTTGCTTCGCGTGCTTTGTCCGTATTGGCGACTTGTGTATTTACAGGTTTGTTACCCGACGTAGCTCGTTTTTTCTTTTCGTCGGTCGCACGACGCTCTTCCGCACTAAGCGAAGCCCACGCTGCTCGTGGTAGGTACCGCTCGGTTCTTCCTTTCTCGCGTGCTTTATCAGCCAAGGGTCCCCATCATCGCTTTAGCAGCTGCTGCCCGAGCAAGCATTTCGTTTTTCAGCGGGTTCACCAGACCTTGGGCGATTGCGTCGGTACTAGATTTGCTTTTGATCGCTTTGATCAAATCCTTAGCATCGCCGAGCACCCTCTCTCGGAAAGTAGTACCGCCCGACAGGTAATTAACGAGGTCTGAAGCATCCATGATTAGTCTTTTTTAGACTTTTCGTATTCTTCGCGTGTTTGCCAGTCTTCTTTGGACCAACGGCTCAAACGATTCGAAGAAGACTTTTTACCTTCGTAGGTTCCGCCCGCTTCTTTATAGTACTTGGTTGCAAGCTGCATCGCTCGCGCAGAGTGGCCTCCTAATTTTTTACGAGCTTTAGCTTTAGCTGCTGCCCACTTCTTAGGATCTCTTTTTTTAGCGATTTCAGCCATCAGTACAGCACAAATACGCCTTCAACATCACCACTGATTAAAGCGGTACACGAGAGAGGATATAAAACATCCCCCGCTAGGTTGCCCGCCACGGCGATTTGGCCCGGAGCATCCGAAAGCTCTACGGCAAGGTAACCTTTGCCGGATGAAGAACGTGACTGAATAAAAATCGCGCGACAAGCCGGAAAGTTGATTCGACCGTTACCGGAAACTACCGCGCCAAAACCACTGGTATAAGGGAGACTGGCTGTCTGCCCGTAGATAGACCCAAACGCCCTTACGTCCATGAGTGATCTGTTTTCCTACATTATAGGTTCACTGTTCGCTCTCTTCGATCAATCGGTCCAGATACCACCTAGCTTTTTTCAGGTCCTGAACTTTGTTTTTATGCTCTGTTCGCCAAAGGTACTTAATGATATTGCCGCGACAGTAACTTTTAAAACCCTCGAAACCTAAAGCGGCTTTAAGAGCCTCGATGCACTCAATACCACCTTGAGTGTAGTGTGCTGGGTGATTTACAGGATCGTTAAGCTGGGTTGAACCAGTAGATTGTGCCTCGTTCACGTTCAACGAATCGTCGAAGTCGATACGCGTCATCTCGAAATAAAGTCTGTTGGTAGTTTTGACCGTTCAGAACATAACACACTGAGACATAGTGTGCACCTCGTTGGGCCATTTTACAGAGTAAACATATGTTCACAGTCTATCAAACTACTGGATTTATCAAGAAGTTTTTCAGTGTACTTAGTGTCATCATGTTTAATCAAGCAAGATTCATGAGGCATATACTTACCATCTTTCTCCACCACAGGAATCCAGCGACGATGCTCGTGGCCAGCCGGAATATCCTCGAACGCCAAACCCATCGAGCTTCGGTCCGCTAAAGGCCAATTACGGATGCCGACGAGCTCATAGCTCTTCATAGGGTCCATACTCTGACTCTTAACGTACTTAACAGCATCTTGTTGATCTAAAATCATAGCTCCGTAATATGGATTGGATACCTGCGCAAAGAACTTAATCTCCGGATCGACAACAAGCATCTTTTTAACTTCAAAACCGATGTTATGCCAAACGTTCGGCGTCTTTCGTGTCAACGAAAACGTGTGGTAGTTATCAAAGGGGATTTTGAGGTCCCCGTACTCCTCGTATCGGACAAAACCCGGCTCAAAACCCGCTGCACTTAACCTGTTTTTCCATCTAAACCAATATTTTAAATTTTCGTAAGTCAATATCATGTCATTTTCTTGGTAAATGTAAAAATCAGCGGTGTAGTTCATACACGCCAACACCAAATCTGTTTTATGTGCCCACGTGAGCTCCCAACCGTGAAATTCGGGACCACAAACCTTGATTTCGATATCTAAATTCGATAGATACGGATCTAGAATACTTTTTAACGTCTCTACGTCCCCTTCTGATTCATAATCTACGTAAATATTTATTTTTACCTCTAGTTCATACTCTAAATAAGCACGAATAGTGTTAACTAGCGAATTTATACGTTTTAAAGGCTGGTGAGCCGTTATTGCGACCCAGACACGTGACCCAGCGAGCGTGGAAGTGTGAGTTTTCATCAGTACTCGATTGAAAAGTTGCCGCGACGCTGTAGAAATGTAATCAACCAAGTGTACGCGTCTAACAAATCGTCATGAGCTGTAGCACCAACGTTGATCAACTGGTCAAAGAGGCCATCAAACTTACGATATTTGTTAAAAGTCACCTTTTTATTCTCTAACAACCCGAGAGTGCCTCTAAATCTAGCAATTTTATCCCCTCGGAAACCCTTGACTTCGTGAATATGGAGGTTACTAAGGCCACGCTCGTTCAAAAGTACGCGGCGGAGGTCTGCTGCGAGGGATGCTTGGTAGGCAACAGACTCAACTACAAGCGTAATCGTGGAATATGTCGGGAAAAATTGCCCATCTTGCTGAGCTAAAATTCCCCACTCCAGCAGCATATCGCACAGCATGTCTATTTTTTCAAGATTTCCGATAGATCGACACTGATGTGCATCAATAATGTAGTAATTGTCTTTAAGACGACCACCTAACACAAAAGCTGTGTAATCGCTTGTCTCGTTTTTACTCGCTGAGAGGTCAATACCTACCGCCAAACTGTCGAACTCGGTAACAACTTCACCCTTAATAAGTAGATCTGGCGACACAACCAAGTCGGAGGTCATCACGGGCTGTTGTTGATACTGATACGCGAACGCAACAGGGTCAAGCTCCTTCTGACCGAGCAGATAATCGGCGCTCCACTGTTCTGGCCAATAGCTGACAGGTTCGCCACGATCGTCGTACGTAATGGCTTCCTGCGTTACTTGTTTCCACCCTTTCTCCGGAATGAACATCGTTTTATGGATGTCCAACGGATGGAACCGAGTTCCAAGACAAATTGATCGGCCACCCTCAAAAATAATCGGCGCGATCACAGAGCTCCAGTTGTTATTCATCTCATCCCTAATAGCAGGGTTTTTAATATCTGCACTCGACTTAATAGGGTCATCTACGATAACAATATGAGCACGTTTTGACGTAATAGAGCCGCGGAGTCCGGCAGCACGCAACGTAAACTCTTCGTCACCGAGCCTAGGGATACCGGCATAGTCAAAGTCGATCGACCAACCGATGTCAGACTGCATACCCGAACGCAGTTTGACACGAGGAAATACTTTACGATACTCAGGAGAATCAATAATTTGCTTGATAATACGGCTCTTAGGGATAGCTGTAGCAATGTTGTACGAGCAGTAAATAATTTGGAGAGGTCTTTTTGCAGTCGTGTGTCGTCCGATAATCCACGCGGTGAACAAGTTGAGCACAGTCGATTTCGCTGAACCCCTTGGCGCGAGGATGTCAAGATTTTGTCCAGCGATATCTAGCAAGTATTTGTTGGACTCCCCGGTAATCAAATGACGGTGCCACTCCAACATATGACGTGCAGGAGTTTTGTCTAAAATAGTACAGAACGTATGGAAATCGTTAGCTGCTCTAGTGTATATGGTATCTACTGTGCCGTCGTTTTTTTCCGAAGCTTTTTTGGCTTGAAGCTGAGCGCTGCGGCGGTAAGCGAAAGAGGCACGGCTAGGCATATCAATAAACTGACAGTACTGCTATATTGATTGTACTAGAAACTCAAACCAAGCATGACGAAAATTCTTTGGTACGGAGATGCTTGCAGTAACACAGGATTCGGTCGTGTAACACATAGTGTTCTGGAACATTTAAGTAAAGATTATGAAGTGTGCGTTTTAGGTATTAATTACACGGGGGATCCGCACTCGCATCCCTACAAAATCTACCCAGCCGGTGCGGGTGGCTCCCAGGATAGGTTTGGAATCAACAGAATCCCGGAGATCCTACAAAAAGAAAAACCCGATGTCGTTATCTGTCTGAACGATATCTGGATCGTCAATCAATTTTGGGAGCGGTGTCATTTCCTTAAGGACGATCTGAAGTTTAAATTCATCGCTTACTTCCCGGTAGACAGCGAAAGTTACTACCCAGACATGCTGCAGCACATGCCCTTCTGGGATCTCGCAATCACGTTTACCGTCAACTGCGCTCACAGAATCCTGTCGCACAAAATCAATGTGCCACGCCTGGGGGTTCTTCCTCATGGCGTGGACAAGGATCGTTTCTATCCGATCGATAAAAAAGACGCCCGCGAACAGCTTGGTTTGCCTCTAGATAAATTCATCGTATTTAACGGAAACCGTAACCAGCCCCGTAAAAGAATTGACCTGACGATTCAGGCGTTTGCCGAGTTCGCGAAGGACAAGCCTGACACGATGCTCTACTTACATATGGGGGCGAAGGACCTTGGATGGGACGTCATGCCTCTGTTCCACCGCGAGATGTCGAAACGCGGCCTCGACGACAAACATCGTCTCATCCTCACGTCACCTAACATGAATTACATGGATGCTCCTCCAGATACATTATTGAACACTATTTATAACGCGTGCGACGTGGGTCTGAACACAGCTGACGGAGAAGGTTGGGGACTCGTCAGTTTTGAAAGCGCCAGTTGCCGTAAACCGCAGGTTGTTCCGAATCACACAGCGTGTAAAGACATTTGGGAGGGAGCTGCTCAACTCGCGGAAATCGCCACGTGGGTAATCGACAAAGATCTCGGTGTTGAGCGAGGGCTTGTAGATGTTCAACACACCTCTCGGTTACTTACTGAGCTATACGAAGATGACACGATTTACGCCGAAGTGGCTGATGCCTGCTACGCCGTAACTCAACGCCCCGAGTACCGATGGGAATCCGTCGCGATGGGTTTTTCTAAAGCTATTTCCGATCTTTCTGTTTGAGCTATGCAAACTTCACATCGTTTTTACCACGCGTATAGCGACGTTCTGTTTCCGGTTAAAACGCACGCCCCGGGAACACCGACTGTTTATGAACAAGCCGAAATGCTCGGCGGAAAGTTCACTCGCATTGTGAATGGACTCCCGGAAAACACAATTGCCAATTTCAACCCCTCTGTTATTCGTTACAACGGGACGAATTATGTAGCTTGGCGGTGTCAGCCTCAGCCGTTCGGCTTTAGGCACGACATGAAATACTTCTACCTAAACGGACAGCCGAATGAAATCTACGTCGGTATTCTTGGTTCCGATGACGCGAGCCTGATCGGAACCAAAAAACTGCGTCCAGGTAAGCACCGACTGAGCTACGAAGATCCTCGTTTATTTAAGGGTCCGGATAACCAGCTTTACGTTCAGTTTGTCACTTCAACGTACGCAAGCAGGTACGACACCAAAAATTACAAGTTGTTCCACCAACCGAAAGTTTCGGTGTGTTGGATCAACGAGAATTTTGAAGCGGTCCAGTCAGCCACCCCTCCGATTGGAGAGAATCTTGTCCCCGGTAAACCCGAAAAGAACTGGTGCTTCTTCACGCGAAACGACGAGCTGTCGTGTCTTTACTCGACGCGTCCCCTAATTGTGGAGAGCGAGAAGAGTCCCAGGATTGAGCTGGACACACAAGTATTAGATACGGTCACGAACGGTGCGCCTACTTTTAACTCCACGGCGCCTATCGATCTCGGGTACGGGTACCTTATTTTTTACCACTGGAAACACACTGCGTTCGCTCCGAGCGGCAAACCTTATCTTCTGTACCATGTAAGCGCTTACATGGTTGATAAAAACTTCGAACAAGTTACATACGTAGTAGATCGCCCACTATTTACAGGTTCTCTAAATGACCGCGTAATCGAATGGACCGACTTGGGAGGTAATCCTGTGTCAAATCAACCAGCGGTTATCCTCCCGTTCGGAGCCTACGTCGATGGAACCGAGTTAGTTATGTCCTTAGGAGTAAACGATGCCTTTATGGGTATTTTCCGGACTCAACTGGAGAACGTTATGAAGCTCTTAGAGAGAGTGGATTAAGACTTCTCTTCGTTCTCCATCGTGGACCAAACAAGCAGCGAGGCGTCCTCTAGTAAAGCTTGGACGCCTGGCTGACCATCAAACGTTTGAACAAGTTCCCGAAGACAACGATCAGCGCCAGCGAGTAATAAACCACGGCGATCAAGGCCGTCGGAAATAGACCGTACCGCCTGAATGTGACTGCGAAGCTCTTTTTGCAGCGCCGATATTTTAGTGGCTGCGGTAGCATGATCTAACATTTGATTTTGAGTCATATCTCGCACATTACGAATATCCAGTTGAAGATCATCAATCTCGCGCAGCAAAACTTTTCGAAGATCCTCTTTTGGATACTTTTCCTGGATCCAGGCCGTAAGGTCCGAGATACTTCCAGCGTAAGCAGGCTTCAGAAATCGAGCATAAAGATAAGCTTCAATGTCTGATGTAGCGTTTTTTGCATAATATACAAACGCGTCTTTTTGGGCCTTGTCGAGCGAAGATAACCACGAGGCAACCGTGGTGGAGTCTCCGACTGTTGATTTGATCATGCGAATGCTCGCTGTCCTGCCATCGCCATTCCAGCACCGAATCGCTTCATCGCCAACTGACCTTCGACTTGACCACGTTGCAGGGCTAAGGCGTTACGTGTATCTTCTTGAGCTTTGGCGATATTTAGATTCGTCTGAGTTGTGGCAAGCACTTGTTGATTACGAGTCTTCGCGGCTTCTAAACCAGTCTGAGCTGCTGCTGTAGCAGTGGGAAGAAGTAACTGAGTTTCGCCTTGAAGACCTGTTTGCTGCAACGCACCAGCCGTGGACCCAAACTGTTTAGTAAGAGCTGCAGCGGTTTCAGGACCAAGCATTTCGGTTGCAAGTTTTGCTTTACCAGCAGCCTCGCCAAGACCGATAGCACTGCTAGCAAGTTGGGAAGCAATACCGGTTTGTAACCCAGCTGAGGTTAGATCTTTCTGCCGAGCGACATCAAACTGACCTAAAGCACTCTCAAGCCCCACAGTTGCACGATTACCGAGAAGACCAGAGTAGAGACCAGTCATAGCCGCTAAGTCTTGGCCAGCCAGAGTCGTTTTTACTTGCCCTGGGACTAAACCAGCATAGAGAGAAGAGAAGTCGGCTTGACCTCCTCCACCCCCTCCCATAAAAGCACTACCTAAAGATCCGAGTCCACTTAAAGCGGACCCGACTCCAAACAGAGTACTACCGAGTCCGCCGGCTGCGGCAGCTCCTCCGCCCCCCGCGAGAAGGGGCATTCCCATAGCAGCAGCAAAAGGAACAGCCATGATTATTTCCGTGAAGTACGGATGTTAAAAGGTTGCATAGACGCTTTATAAATTTCAGCGTAATTAGAAAGGTTCGGGGTCATTGCAGACACCGTAGCTAAACCAAGGGCCATCTGCTGACGAGCGTTGGCTTCAATCTGGGCGGCTTTAATGTCCCGCCACGCCTGGATATTCTGACGTTCAATCTCGGCAGCTTGCTTTTGACGCTCACGTGGAGCACGCAAGGCACTAAGAACCGAAGCAGCTTCGATTAAGTTACGAGTCTTAATCCGGCTAATTTCTTGCTGATACTCTGGGTCAGCGTATCGATCTAGGCGTTCTAATACAGCCGAAGTAATAGGCTCCTGCTCTTGCTTAGCGCCTTCTCCCTCTAACGTCGGACCTCCTTCTGGGGTAGTGACTTCGGGACCTGTTTCTGTACTAACTTCCGGAGCTGTAGGCTCTGCTTGTTCCAGAGTCGGCTGTTGAGCAGCTGAGGGCGCAAAGCCCTTCGGGTACTCACCAGTTACTTGTTTGTAAGATTCAGGGCTCTGGTAACCGTAATCTTCGCCTGCGTAATAAACCGGTTTACCGCCTAGCTTTGCTTCCTGGCCGAGGGCCGGTTTCCCAGATTGAGTAAAGAACTGCGCCGCATTGATACCCAACCGCGTAGGATACGTAAAAGGAAGCGTAGTAAACGGAAAACTACTAAGGCGGTCTTCTAAAAACTGAAGAGGATCCATTGTCCAACAACCTCCTTAGGTAGGCCCAGCAATCGATTGCAGGACGTTGCTGTTATCCAGTCTATCCTGCGCTAAGACGTTCTTAATTGCGGAATCAAGAACATTTTGAGCAAAATCGTAAGAGGATCCGACACGTTCGCGCTGGATATCCCCAAGAGATTTAACTTCAGTCTGCTCAATCGCAGCTCGGCCACGGGCTAACTCATTAAGATATTCGTACTGCCTCTTCAGCTGCTCCATCTGCATCTGACGTTGATTCAGGCTCTGAGCTTGACGCTCTAAGCGCTGCTCAACGCCGCCCATAAATTCTCCTGGACTGGCTAAATCAGGTAAATCAAACCCGAGACTATTTAAAAGATTGCGTTTGAACTGCTCGTTAGCGTAATACTGAGAATAAGCAAGCTCGGGAGCAGCGCCTTGGAAATACGGTTTATTGACTGAAGACGCAGCCACGTCGTATTGAGACGGTGCGGCAGCGGCGGAGGCAGGCCCAGCTACTTTGTTGGCAACAATATCCGAAAGCAAACTCATTAAGAATTGCCCAGCGGTAGCAACAACGGGAGCAGCCATTAGGACCCAGCGGGATTATCGTAAGAGGTTCCCTTAGGAATCTTCTTACTTGATTTTACACTCTGCCCGTCTTCTTGTGGAAGAATACCAAGCATCAACTGATTCTTTGAAGGTAAAGAAGCAGTCTGTGGAAAGTTAGAACGAATGTATAAACTTAAAAAAGATGTGGGATTAAGATCCGGGGAATCTTTCCGGACATCAGCCTCCCGAAGCTGCTGCTCGCGAACGTTCATGTCAACCTAATTCCTGATACTGTACAGAAGCAGGGACGGTAGAGCTAGAAGGAGCGTTTAAAACAGAATACTGTCCACCGTAATTTGGCAGGTCGTATTCAAGAGGACGCTGACGGCTGAGGTATTCAGCCCCCTCATCACCTTCAGCGTTTAGGTTTTGGATGAAATCCAGGAACATCTCCATGAGATTAGGATCCTGGAACAGCATCCCAATCAGCTGCTGAAGCTCAGCTTCATCCGAGGGGGATGAAGCGGTAGCTTGTAAACGGTGCATCAGCTGGCCACGCACCTCTGGCTGGGCTGTGTTGGGGTAACCGTTCAGAGAGCGAGTCGGGGAAGTCATGATCCCGTCCCCCTCCATGCCAGGCATCGGAGGAGCAGCCCGGTGGAAGTTACGAAGAACAGCAGCGGTCATTGGCGCTGCAGCGGCCATCTCAGCCGGAGTCTTCGGGCAGGGGAGCCCTAAAACCCGAGAAGCAAACTCGTAATCTTGAGGGCTAAACACCAGAACATACCGCCTCTGTTGCTTCCATCTTAGACGCAATCCGGAGAATATCGCCAGGCTGCACGTCTAAAACTAAACAGATGCGTTCTAGAACTTCGGGTGAAGGAATGTAAAATTTGTCTGAGTAGATCTTCCGCGTGGTTGTAGGAGATAGATCAGATATTTTGCTGAATTTAAAAGACGTAATATTTTTATCGTCCAGAACAGACCGTAACGTATTGACTAATCGACCTTCCGTTGGGTAGGAGGAGTAAAAAGGCATCGCGCTGCCCTAAGTATCAGTATCTTAACTATATCTCGACTAAGAAGGATTTATCCAACTCTGCGTCCAAAATAAGAGTGTTGCAGCTCAAGGCATTCAGTTTATACCAAGCTAACATGTCGTAACCAGACTCCTCACCAAGTTTCTTTATATTGCATAGTAAAGGTCTGTCGTCATATACACTGCACAAACCGTTTTCTAGCTGTAAACAAGCTCCGTTTTGATCGGTATCATAAGGAAAGTCCTGAATAGCCTTGTACATAGTAGGTATATCTTTATAACTCTCAACGTTGTTTTTAATCTCCTGAATTTTCTTACAGCAGAGCCCGCAGCTAGTACAAGGGAAATCCATGATCAGAAACCCAGATTCTTCGCACGAACAAACTCAAGATTGTAAGTAGTGAGACTTACAGGAAGAGCTTCGTTATTGAACGGATGTGGGTAAACCTCCCCCTCAATATGAGCTTGCCACGCTGGACTCCATTTGGCGTGCAAGTAGTGTTTGTTCATCTCGTGAGCAATGTGGATTTTCTCGGCTAGTGCAGGCTCGCTCCGCCAAGTTTGAGATCCGTCAGCGTAGTCACCGCACGTTTCACCATGGAAATAGGGGACGCCTACAGACATATGTCGTTTTAGTTCTTTATGCTTAAAACGCATCCCATAGTCCATATCTTCACAGTACGCAGGATATAGGTTTTCGTCGAACAGACCGTACTGCTGTACAACCCAGTCTTTAAGTAAGAAGATATCCCAACTACCGTTCTCCCCATGGACGATCCCGACTTCAGGATCCTCGGCATGAGACACCATGGTCTTTAAAAACCCAGGTGTATACATCAAATCGTGATTAGTTATTAACCAATACGGAGCGTTCATAAAGCACTTAATTATTAAATTCCACGCTCCGGAGCACCCGATGTTGGCGGGCATGTGACACACGATCACATTTTTAACGTACTTGTGAGGGAGCTTAGGAAGCAGATCAAGCTCTTCTGTAATTTGGTTACGTCCGTTATTATTAAAAACTACAAAAGTATCTACAGGGTAATCTATGCTGTAAAAAAGTCTGTAAACCCAATGAGGAGCATTAACGACTGCGGTGCCTAGAACGGGTATAGTCATGACAAATTAAAGCTGCTAGCATGTTAACACCGTCTTAGATTCAATGGCTGTCTGCGTCTGGAACCCAGAGTTAGATCAAATCACAGCAGCACAAGGGCTGACATTCCTGATGCACAGAGACGATTCCGCTCAGTGTCAGATGCACAATGTGGGCGTTCCCGAAGCAGCGATCATCAACTGGGCAAAAGAGCAGTTCGGGGACAAAACTAAAACCTTCGTTGACGGAGGAGCTCACATGGGTGTGTACTCCGTGATGCTCTCAGACAGCTTTAAAGAAGTTCATTCTTTTGAAGCCCAACGAAGAACATACCTCCAGCTCTGCGGAAACATCTTTTTAAACGAGAAAGAAAATGTGCGGCCATATAACGTGGCCATAACAAGTCCACCCAAAGCAAACGAGATCACAACGCTGTCAATCGTATCGCAAGATGGGGGCGGATCCACGATCTGTCCGCCACACGTGCCTGTGCTGGCTACCGAGAAAGTGAGCACAAAAACAATCGATAGTTATCGCATCGAAAATGTCGGTTTGATCAAGCTGGACATCGAAGGAAATGAGCTGAACGCATTAAAGGGGGCTCGGAGCACGATTGAACGCAGCAACAAGCCCCCGATTATTTTTGAAGCAAACAACGATGCGTGGTACGCAGAACAGAAAAAAGAACTGTTTAGCTACTTAAACGGAACTGGATACGACGTTATAGAGATACGACCTTTCGACAACATGTTTGTTGCTATAGAACGTCCAGAGTTATTAGATCAATCTTTGCCTCAGAGAACATAGATTTAGACATGTCGAAACTTTCAAGCCAGCGATCAGGAATCGTGGTGTTCGGCACAATCACGCGTCGAACACCAGCTTGGATTAAGAGTGTGCAACAACTGCTGCAGGGGATAAACGGCCACACATAAATGTCTGCCCCTGAAAGAGAGATGGCGTTTTTGGCAGCCTGGGCAACCGCATTAGCCTCCGCGTGGACCGTACGAAGGTATTTTTCGTTCCGGTTCTCAAGGCGACCGGGAAGATCTGCGACCCCTTGCGGAAAACCGTTGTACCCCGTCGCCAAGATACGACGATCCTTCACGGCGACTGAACCAACTTTCGTGCTGGGGTCTTTAGACCATTCAGAAATGTGTCTCGCTAGCTCAAGAAAGCGAGTGTCCCACTTGAGTGTCATGTCAAACAAAAGCCACGCGGTCTGTGGACGAGTCTGAGCACAGATATACCATCCCAGGAGCCCACTCCTCCAACTTACCTGTCAGGTCACTCTTAACGATGTAGAAGGGTTTACGGGTTCCCGTTTTAGTTCGAGACTCACCGTAGTCAACAATCACCCCGGTTCGATTTGGTCCGCCAAGATTTGCACTGGGCTTACGCTTACCCACGCGGTCTCCAATTTGAAACTTCATCTTTGGTTTGCGAGAGGACATGTTTTTAAGACAGTTGTTTGCGTCTAAAACCGCAAAAACTGCCCGCATTCGATGGAGAGATGAAAGAGTCTCATCTTTAAACTCATCAGACCAAAACGCATCGACACAAGCAACCAGAAGATCACGCTCAGATAACTTCGTTGAGCTCATGTGGAATGAAGTGTTCGCAATCTTGATCTGACGTAGGGTCGAAAAAGTTGGCGTAACTTTGACGACGCCCAGGTTCAGCGATAAACCTATGGCAGTTCAAACGCCTGGGACAACCCTGTGAATTGGCGCAAAGCGTAATGTCAGCCATAAGAAGATGCTGAATAGCCGACCCCGGATTCGAACCGGGACTTGAGCGATTTTAAGTCGCTTGCCTCTGCCGTTGGGCTAGCCGGCCAGTGATGTCAGTATACAATCACTCTTGTGTTTCCGCCAGAAGTACAGTCTCTTCTCGTGTACTAGATGCCACGAGCTCACGAAACACACGTCACCCCAGATCGAGGAGACCCGAACACAGTCGTCTTCGAGCTGCTCGACCGAGGTGCACGCATCCAGTTCAGTTGCCTCGGGATTCAAGGCGGGCTCGGTAGGCATCAGCTTCGACAGTGCAGGTCAGGTGAGCCCGGTTGCTATCAGACCGGACACCCTGGTTCACGAAGTTTAGTATGCACCGTTCGTAGTGCTGACGGCTCAACTTTGCGTTTTCGTTAAAAATCGGGCTGTTCTGCTTGATGAACGCAGCCCCCAGAACAAAAACGACTAGGAAGGTTGACCCAGCAAGTGCAGCCAGGATTGAGACACCAATAAGATCTGGGGTCCGCCACACGGCAGCAGTCTTAACCAGATCGCGGGAATCAAGACGGACGCGGGTGTTCATGTGATTTGGGTGTGATCTGTGATTATGGTAGCACACTATGCGGCGGCCCCGGTAACGGGCTTTATTGCTGCGCCCACAGACTTTGCATTATTATGCTGCTAGCAACGAACTGACACATGTCCGTCTTACTGGATGAGAAATATGAGATTACTCATGACTGGTATACGAACCTGACTCGGAGCTATGAAGCGCTGCAATCCGAGCCACGCGCCAAAAAGCTTAATTTCAAACCTGATTCTAAGCGACTCATTCTCGAAATCGGTATCTACGAGGGCGCTTCTACAGTTTGGTGGTCCGACAACTTCCTAGAACACCCCGAAAGCCGCTTGATCACGATCGATCCTTTCACCGGCTCGGACGAACATATTGCCAGTCCTTCACAGTACCCAACCCTAAACCGTATCGAGCAAATCGCTCGGACCAACGTCGCCCGCAGCAAACAACCCGGCAAGGTCGACATTCGCAAGGGTCTCAGCTGGAACCTGTTCCCAGACCTGCTTGACGACCTCGAACAGGGTCTCGACATCCTCTACATCGACGGATCCCACGAAACCGTGGCTGTCATGCGCGACCTAACTCTGTTCTACCCCTACGTAAAACCCGGTGGCGCCGTAATCATCGACGATTACGCGTGGGACAGCGTTAAATCCGGCGTCGATGCCTGCGTTGCATCCTTTATGGACGTAGAAAACGGCTTCTGCTGCTTCAACCAGCTCTGGACAATCAAAAAATGACCCGATTTAACGTAATCTGCACCGGATCCGGCATTCATAAATGGGGCAAATCCTGGGTCGAGCACATGCTCAGCCATCTGAACTGCAAATTCCACTATTTAACCCCCTCAGATGACATCCCACTCCTAGAAAAGTGTATTGTCGTCACCAACACGACGGAATCTTACTTTTACATTCGCCGTTTACAGCAGGCCCACCTCAAATACGGCGTCATTTTGCTGTCCGACGAGTGCCTCGACTCCTCATTGGCGTTTTTAAATAACCCAGAGTGCGTGTTTCTGGCCCGAAACTACGTACACCCAGGCTGTTACCGAAACTTTAAAGTGTTTCACTTCGGGCTCGGCTACAAAAACGAGTTCGAGAAGTACGCAAACCCACGCCGAACCGCATCAAACCGCGAGTTTCTGTGGAGTTTCACCGGTTCGCTGAAGGCGGATCGACAACACGCCCTCGAAGTCTTCTCCCAATTCGAACCAAACTTCATGTACCTTGTCGAAAAGTTCGACGACCCGGAATATTTAACTACACAAAAATACGCCCAAACCCTGAACGACAGCATTTTCGTTCTTGCACCAGCCGGTGGGGCGAGCAACGACTCGTTCAGGATTTACGAAGCTCTGGAATGCGGAGCAATTCCGGTCGTGATGCGCAACACGCCACACCTACAGATCATGCCGAGCTACTGGCACGGGATCTTCCCAGGTTCAGATTTGCCGTTTGTCGTAGCAGACACGTGGGAAGAAGCTGCCGAACAAGTCCAATCGCTAATCAACGACAACCACGTCGAACTCGTTCGCAAAGAGTGTATGGATTTCTGGCGCAGCTGGAAAAAGTCGTGGAGGCTCGAATTCGAAAAACGAGCCGCCAGTCTCATTTAAGACTCATTTTGAACACGTTCCATGCAGTACGACCGGAACAGTTCTTTACACTCGTCGTCAGAAATCCCTAAAGCCTTGGCTGCCTTAGGTACATTCCAGCGAGCCTTAAACAACATATCCAAAGGATCTACTTCATCTGATTTCAAGTTCCCCATTTTTATCCCAACTCATGTACGTACTCAGACGATGGCGGTCGACGTTGGCTTGGAACTTAGCCACGGTCGTCGGATTCACGCCGCTATTTAACTTTATCAGCTTCGCAAGCTGAACAACGATGGGGACGTCGCCCATCACGGAGGGGTCTGCTTCCACAACGGGCGCTTAAATCCCTCTTAATTTACTCCCAACCGAATCAAAAAACGGATGGTCCTTCGGCAGTTACAGCAGGACGGTAACGAACACCCCGATAGCAAAGCCAGAGCGTGGCGCGATGCACAAGCGACCACCAAGCTAGGTGGTTCTTGTGATGCTGTTCGCGATCATATGTAACACCGCGATACGTAATTGTTGTCACTACAGTTCAGCAACTGTAGTTATTCTAAAGACTGTAACGTGAGCTACTTAGTTTAGGGTGTTACAAGATGAGTTAAGAAAACCTTAGTTACACACCCTTAAGCATCCCACGCTGACGAAGCAACTCGATCAAGCTTCCTCCGGGAGCGTTCTCTAAAAGCTCGTTCATACGGCGATCGTCCCGCCGTTGATTGACCAGATCACGAAACTGATCTTGATCAAGAGGGAAAGAAACGTCACCGTCACCGGTAACACCAGCAATCATCTGCTCGGCGATGACTTTATCGAGGAACTGCTTAGCGATGTCGCCGGGCATGTCGTTAAAAATACCTGAGTTAACTTTAGCGTGTAAAAGATCCTAGGATTAAATCGACCTACATCTCCCCAAAGTGACTCGGGAGTGGAATACACCCACGCGTGAACCGTGGAATACAGCGATTAAGACTGCACTAGACACTCTAGACAAACATAATCAGTTTTATTTTAAAACAAACGATACAAAACACTTGATTTTAGCTCAATTACTACGAGATTACGTAAATTATCTTAAAAATTTGATCACGGAGACCGAAGACCAGCCCTAACTCCGCTTCGCGGGCGCCTTCATGGTGTGCTATAGTAAGCACGTAGTCACATCACAAGCACATGCGCACCTACAAAGTCCGTCTCGGCGTCTCTGGTCGTTCAGTCGGTAGCCGCACGGGAAGAAAAACCTCTTCTAGCTGGAGCAAGCGCGTCCGCTGGACCTGAAAAGTTTGACGAGTCGCCCCACGCGGGCGATTTTTTTTTCGACAAGCGGCTGATTGTATACTGACACTCAAAAGTTTTACCTCAATTTCCCAGCAAGATACCCATACCCTTCTCGCCCGGGGCGTCGTCGAAAGGCTCTATTTAAAAAAAAGGCGAATTGCGGGCAGGATTGCGCATACATGTAAACCATTTACATTTATATTTAGGCCCCCGCGTGCGTGCGCGTGTACATGTGCGCGTGTGCGCCTGCGTGTACGCGTGTGCGCGTATATACGCGCGTGGGTGTGCGCGTTACATTCGCGCGTGCGGACGCGTGCGCCCGGTTCTTGTTACCTACCAGCAAGCCCCGGAGAGTGTGCCAATCAACTATCCGGCACAAGACTGTTGACTCCCTGCACTGATCCGGCATACCTTGTGGTCACTGGAGGAACGGGGTGAGAGCCACGCCGCCAGGGCACCTGGACAACCGAAGAGGAACCGCCGGGCCGAACCAGCCCCGCAACTGCCGCCGATGGTAGGGAGAACATCCCCGAAGTGTAGGCGATGGCAGACGTGGTGTGCCGGAACGTGAAGCAGCGGATCCTTAAAGGTAACTAGGTGAGAGAACCTTGACAATCTAAATAGTTAGTCGTGCTGAGATAGTTTGCACGGAAAGCCTAAGGTATGGCTAACTGTTTTACATAATGTGGCACCGTCAAGAGACGGAACTAGGGGTGCGAGCGATCCCCCGAGCACAATAGAGTTGCAACCCGACTCGCTAAGTGTGCACGGTGCCGTATGTCAGCAGGTATCTTGTCTGTAACTAAGGAAATGTATCGGCGTTAAACATTAGCCACGCTCGCCACGTGGCGACTGAATACAACCTACATGCTGTCCGTATGTAGTTAGTTACAGTACACAAGCTGTGTCCAGAGTATCTGTCCTTAGTGCAGGTACGCTGGACAGACTACCTAAGCTCCACTGCACCGTCTGTGCACGATGGCAGCGCAGGATTATATAGTTTGTGTGCACAATTGTGTGCTGTAACTAACTACATGCAGCAGTTTAGTTTCAGTTAGCTGGCCCGACTTTTAGTTGGGGAAGTCCAGCTAACGCCTAGCGTATTGTCGCTTGGTATGTATCAGGATCAAGTTAGATCATTCTTGATCACAGACTGTAGACTCTCTCCCCAAGCTTATCAGTTTGGTGAGGGATTCACTCCCTCTTTGTTGTTAGCTGCCAGCTCTATTGCTGGTGAATGTTATGAACATCCGCACGAACAATGTTCCTCGCGATCTGATGCACTTGTGCGACTTTAGCCCATCAGATCAAGACAAGATCCGCAAGCAATACGATTGGATGGATCCTAATGATCTTGAGTGTAACTATGGTTTCTTTAAATATCGTGGTTGCATTTATCATCTGCAAGAGTTTCTAACTACAGAGAATGTAGCGTCCGGTGCTCTTACTGAATGGGATGGATGCCTCGGCGATTCATATTTCAGCGGCACACTTATCAAGCTCGCCGACAACGACTGCGACCGTGTGATCGTAGGTCGTTACTTCTGCTGATTAACTGTAACTAATCCAACGCAATCAAACCATGACTGAACTGCAAACTACTGTGTACACTCTGCCCGCACACTGGGCCAGCATTCTGATCAACCACGATTACACCGGCACAAGTGACGAAGAAGAACAAGAGATTAGTAACTTTATCGACGGTGAATTCGGTGAGTCTCTGTTCTGTACTGTGTGCCTAACTGATAACGACAGCGAACCCGAGTTCCGTAAGTATCATGACGCACAACCTTATGGTGTGCTTGCTTGTGACTGCCTGGACTACACATTCATTCACTGATCAACTGTAACTAACCCAACACAATCTGATCATGACCAAAGAGTCTTACTACTTTGTCGCTGAACGTACAACAACTCGCCGTGGTTGTACTCAAGATAAGCAGGAACTTATCTGCATCAACGCCGATAGTTTCCACGCTGCTGATAAGTGGATCAACGCCAACTACAAAGGTTGGATTCATTATCACGTCACCGAACCCGCGCCTTATCTGTTCACTGCCACCAACTTTTGCGCTTACTCTGCCTGATTATGACCTACTACATCAACCGCCAAGCTGGCCGTTATCACGAAACGGTCGATGAGTTTGTGTCACGTTCTGAAGCAGAACGTATGTGTAAAGAGTACCAATTCGGCGAGCACGGTAGAGCTTACTTCTACGTCTCTCGTGTTGCACGTCCTAACTGGACTGTCTGACTGTAACTAACCCAACACAATCACATTAACATCATGGCAACCATTCAACATCTCTGTGCTCGCAACGATGTCAACGGCAACCCACAACGTTTGTATGTTCTATCTGTAGACGGTGAGCAGATCGCTGCGTGGGATGAAGGCTACCTAGGTCACCACGCTATGCCTGGTATCTGGCGCGATGCTGCATACAATGCAGAGCGTATTGATTGCAGCGTGGCACTGTATCGCAAACTATTGCGTACACTTCCTTCACCCGATTGGGCTCACGATGTGCCAGGTTATGCACATCTCCGCGAGCACGTTTGATCAATTCACTGTCATCAATTCCCCTGCATCTGCCTCCGTAACTAACCCAATCGCGCCCTAATTATGTACATCGACAACACACAACTTGACCGTGAATTCATGCGTCGCATGATACGTGCGTATGAACAGGATCTGCTGCAGTTAGTCAGCGAAACCCCAGATCACCCTGGTGGTGACTGGGCACGCGAACATCTAGCCAAACTAGAAGAACTGCGCGGACTTACATTCAGCTCATTCACTCAAACTGTTACCTTCTGATCATGTCTTACAACAGCATGTCCAACTTCCACAAAGATCAGATCTTGCACGTAGTTAGTAACTACATGACATCAGAGATGCGACGCATAATGATGCGGGAGTGTCCGGCAGCATACAACGCACTGTGCGGACGTACAGTTGTAACTTCTCAGGTAGAAGACACAGGCCGTAAGGTTATCGAACGTCCGGAGGATGAAGGAGCCATAACCTTTAACTAGACTCGCTCCGCGAGGCGCCCTCACACAATTACATCAACATCATGGGACTCGATCAGTACCTTCAAGCTGACTATTACTTCTCCGACACATGGGATAACAACAATGGCAAAGCTGCTGAGATCGCCCGAATCTGTGATCTTCCCTCTGGCTTAGTTAGATCTAAACAAGTATCTGTGCGCATCACATTGATGCACTGGCGCAACACACAGTGGCTGCACGATTACATAATCGAACACGCGCAAGCTGACTGTGATGCTTCTGAATGTTATGTAGACACGAAAGTTCTAGAGGATTTCATTGTTGACGCCACGCGGGTGATCGACGGCGAGGATCCTATTGATTGTATGTTTCCTAACCCTGATTGGAGTGATCTACTTAAACACTACGACCGTAAACACACAGACTACGATCGTTTAGTCCTTGTTGAGACACGCGACAAGTTTATCGAGATAATTAACACACTCCCCTGCGTTGACTTCTACTACCGTTCAAGTTGCTAACACAATGATCACACTAACTACACTTGACGAATATGGTGTAACTTACGCCGTAGACACATTCCTATCTGTTGAAGACGCTAAAGATGCTCTGTGGCAGATGGAATGCACACTAGATGAAATGCCACACGGCGCTCGTTATTACGAATTGCAGGACGCAATCGCGGATCTTCGTTCCCAAATTACAGAGCATGAATCAAATGACTAAGCAACAAGCCCTAACTGAGTTTCGGTGCCTTTGGGCTGATTCAGTTAGCTACGATCCTACATTGCGCAGAGACACTGCTGCAAAGCGTGAAGCATTTAGTGACTTCGTGAAGTTGTTAAATCAACAACGGCTAGTGTCTGATCGCCAAGTTTACACTTGGTCTAATCCTTTCTAAACATCATGCCCAATCACTTCCCTTACGACGTGTACAACCTGGACTCACACTCTCTGTCCTACCACGCTCTCGCACAATTCAGACAGATTCTCCTTAAAGAGAAGATGCCTCTCGACATTGTGGACACAATCGAGGATCGAATCATCCCAGCACTCGAACACATTGTGTCCAGCGACTACTAACTTTTAACTAACCAAACACATCAACATCACATCAACGTCATGCGTAAGATCGAAGCACAAATGCTGCAGGCTATTGCCAATAAGCAAGACTGGAAGTGCGACAACACTGAGGTTGTTGTAACGTACTTCGCCCACGCTGATCGAATGATTGATCGTGCAACTGTTTACCTGCACGGCAGCCCGATTGCACAAGTCAGCCCCAATACAGTAACAGTGTGCGACTGTGGTTATCAGACCGCAACAACGAAGTCACGTATCAACACCATCTTGCGCGAACTGTGTGGTGGTGGTGTGTACCAGAGGAATCACAAGTGGTACGGCTACTCTAGTACCGAAACGGAATGGTTGATCGAGCCTAATTCCTCCTACTGTTTCGTGCGAGGCTAAAGCACTATCATCAAACCCTCACAGCTTCGCTGGGGCCGCCCTCATAATGTACAATCAAGTGCATTTACTAACACCATGAAACTTGTAAGCTCTAGGCACATCGACATTGCCAATCTCAAAGGCGCCATCGTAACTAACACAAACGGCGCTGAGTTCTACGTTCTCGGATTTGAGGTTGACGTTGAGTCCCACACGATCAACATCGTGATGCAACCAACTGACGGTAGTGGTCCAATAGGTTTACTGTGGGATCATATTAAAGACTGGACAATCGCACTGCAGCCGATCCACTGGCTCAACGACATCCTGACAATTAGCAAATGAAACGCGCAGAACTAATCGACTTGTACGCTGACATCACCGTAAGCTCAATGGATTACAGCGAGCTTGAATCCTTTGTGTACAACATGATCGCCCAACAACTAGAAACAGAAACAGACAACAAGCTGGTCGATCGGTTTTACAAAGACATCTGCGAAAGCAAGCCCAAATACCTGTGGGATCTTGGACGCACGGTCTTAACGAAAGACGAAGTGCAAGCGTACCTTAACTCAACTTCCGTAACTAATCCAACCCACTAACCAAGTACTCATAGATAAACCCTGCGGCGAAACACATCATCAGCCACGTGCCAAGATCAAACGGTATATCGTACATAGGTAAGTAGAAATGCTTACCCTGTCAGTCTGGCCGTACATCATCAGCCTGTCTCGTATCGTTCACGACACATCATGAAACCCAGACACACTGGCAACATCCTTAAACATCTGCCCAACCCTTACAAACATCTCCTTTAACCCTGTGGGAGTTGACTGGGCGCCACGCTGCTCTCCCGCGAACTAAATTCACTCCGGCTTCGCCGGGCCGCCGCATTATTTACTACGATGCCTTTCTCGCCTACACAACCTCCAGAAGACATAACTAAATGTCCCAAATGCGCGTCACACGCCTTTTATGTTCTTGAGACTCGCTCAAACAGAGAGTATACAAGACGTAGAAGATACTGCAAACAGTGTGAGTATCGTGCAACATTTTACGAAGTCTCAAAGGAGCGTTACCTGCAGTTTCAAGCTGACTCTAAAGCGTTGAGCCGGTTACTTGATCAACTCCAAAGTCTCTTGGATACAAGAGGTGAACAATCTCAAGAAGTTAAAGTTCCGAAAGTTAAGTCTATACCTTGTAAGGATTGCAGTTACGCGCCTGAAGGAAAGTGTTCATTCGAATACCCGGAGGCGTTCACATTAGAAGCACACGATTGCTCTATGTTCATACAAAAGCACTAAGAGGAAAATCTCGTTAAGTAGAAGCTAGTTTACAGAAAGTTTTTACTAGTCAGTGGTTCGATACGCTATAACACTAAGTTAAATAATGGAAAGAAGACTGAGCGACGCTGTGATAAATTAGCTTCGCTTTCCTCTCAACCATGCGTAAGCAGGAATCTGCGGTTAAAGAGTTCGACATCTTCAGTAACCATAAGGGGCCGTGGGGTTTCTTGTGCTCAGTTGAAGCAAACAACGAAAACGATGCAAAACTGATTGCGATGAGGGAGCACCACATCTTCCATCACAATCAAGTCTCCGTCTACCCGAAGAAATAACCTGTGTTAAACCATGTACAGGGTGGTGGCTGTGTGCTACCATTCTGTATAAGGCGGCACCGGCCTTTAACGTGGCGCA